ACCAAATGTTTTTATGTATCCAAATGCAGCACCATCTCTTGATATTGCATCCATAAGATCTTTTACAAAAGGCACACTGTCATGATATTTATTAAATAGTTTTACTGCTTCTTCTTTTGTAGATAAACCTAACTCTGCTTGTAGTTTAGCTTTACCCATTCCATAAAATAATCCAAGGTTAATTGTCTTAGCTTGTGTTCTTGATATGTTAGCCATGTTTGCAACAGTTTGATGGAAGTCTACTGTATTGTTTTGAAACCTTTCTACAATTTCAACTACTTCTTCATCGCCTTTAAATTTTGTAGCTGCATAGTGCACAACTAATCTTGGTTCTTGCTGACTGTAGTCAAAGCATCCCCACTTGTGATCGTGTTCTGGTATAAATAATGATCTAATCATTGGTCCTAGCTGCTTGTTCCTTGCTGGAATTTGTTGAAGGTTAGGATTAGAATATGAAAATCTACCTGTTACCGTACCTCCACTATCCCCTCGAATAGGGTTAATATCCGCATGTATTCTTCCTTTATATTGATACTTAATTATAGTGTCTATAAATGTGGTATGAGCCTTGTTTATTTCTCTAGCTTTTGCTATTCTCTGCACAACAGGATTTTTATGCTCTTGTAAAAAATTTTTAGTAAAGGAGGGAGCTTTTGTTTTTGCGGTTACTTCATAATCTAAATTTAATTTATCAAAGACTTTGGCAATGCTTCTTGCTGCCCATATTTGAGGTTCTATTCCTGTTTCTTTTTTTACTTCTAGGAGTAACGTTTCTTCTTGTGATGCTAATTGTTTCTTTAGTTTATGAGCAGCTTCAACGTCTACGCGTACTCCCTTAAATTTCATATCAATTAAACACGGAAACAATTGTGTTTCAAGATCAAATACTTTTGTAAGATCCTGTGCTTTAATTTCTTTAGATAATCTTTTAAACAAACTTAAAGTTAACTCTGCATCTTTTTCTGCATAAGACCCTACATACATTGCAGGTAGTTTCCACATTTCAGCTTTAGCATCTATGCCTGCTTTATCAGCTGCAGCTCTTAATGCTGTTTCATCTTTTACTTGATTAAGATAATCTAGAGATAAACTGTTTAATGAATACCAAAATCTATTTTCATCGATAAGTGATGCCATGACCATTGTATCAACAATATGGCCATTTATTTGCACTCCGTATGCCTTTAACCAACACACATCATACATTGCGTTATGAAATAATTTAACACACGGCAATGCACATACTTCTTTTATCCATCGCATTACTACAGCCTCATCAAAAAAATTTCCTTCTTTATGTCCAAAAGAATAATACCCTGACCATCCTTCTACGGCTACGGCTATTCCTACAATTTCTCCTTCGCCAACTAATGCACCAGAACCTTTAGACTTTAGACCTGGATCTCTTGTTTCTAAATCGATTGCTATGTATTTGTGCTCTTTAAGATCCGGAAAAGATTCTGGACTTATCCATTCCGTTTGAGCCTCAAACATCATTTAGTTATTCCCCATGAGTTTGGTTTTTCTTTTTTTACTTCTTTTGGTTTTTCTGGATAGTCTCTATCGATTGCCATATCAATGTAATGTTTAGCTTTAAGTAAGTCTTCTTTCTGATTTTTCTGTTTGTGACGACACAAATATTTTATAGCGTTTCCCTCTGCAAAGGGCAAGTTGTTTTTGTTTATGAACTCTGATGGCTGTATCACCATGGATCTATAATGAGTTCCTCCTACTTGTTTTTTATATATGTCGCTCATACTATTGGTTCTCCTATTGTGTAATGATAATCTGATGATGGCTGCATTATGTGTAAATTTTCTTTTGCTCTTGTTGTGCCTACATAAAATAATCTATGTTCAGGATCTGGATCATCATATGCTGCTCGATAAATAAATTCATCTTGTCCTTCAACACCATAGTCTGTGAACAAACATATGTTTTCACACTCTTTGCCTTTTGAACCATGTAAAGTAAGCAGTTGTATATTTGATTTATCCATTAAAGTATCTCCTCTTTCTAATAACGTTTGCATATATTCTTTTGTGTCTTCTGGAATATGTAATTGTTTCCAATCACCCTCTATTAATAAACCATGATCTTTTTTTAATTTTTGTAAGTCTACACTCGTCTCTCGCTGCACGGTTCTACCATCAGAGTAACCTCTTGCTACATGCCCTTTCTTAACTACTAGATGCGCGTAAAGTTTTTCAGCTTCTTCAGCAGAAACAGATGCTCCTTGATTTAATCTTGTCCAGATTCGATAAACTTCTAATATAGAGTTAGGTAAATGTTTATTTGTTTTACCACTAAACCTCATACCCAAAGAATAAAAATGCTCTGAAATATTTAGTAATAATTTATTTGTTCTAGCTAATATCATCCATTCACCTTTAGAAAAATCAATCTCTTCTAGTATTTGATTATAATAAACCATACCCTCCGCATCTCTTGGTATCCATTTTTTCTTTATTCTAACACCAAGTCTATCTAATATTTTAACAGCTTCTTTATGCACAGTTCTTGGAACTCTTCGTGATATTTCTTGGTCATCTCTTTCTCCTTCTTGTAGCATAAAGCAATTAGGATCTGCTCCTTGAAACCCATAAATAGTTTGATCATCATCTCCTGCCATATAAGCTCTCTTGCAGTTAGATCTTATATAATCAAAACATTTCCATTGATGTGGACTAAGGTCTTGGGCTTCATCGAGGAAGATGACATCGAGTGGAGGACATCTTTCTTCCTCGACAAACTTGTTGATCATATCATAGAATTCAATCATCTTAGATCCTTCTTTGTATAATCTTAAATCTGTTTCTAATTGTATTGTAGTATCTACATCTACATCATGATGTTTTTGTAATTCAACAGTTGCACTTTCTATAGAAATTAATTTAGATCTTGCATATTGTATTATTTCTAAATGTTTGTTTTTATACATTGGGTTACCCACTGCATCCGCTTTTGTTTCAAACGATATGTTTGTCCATTCTGGATACTCTTGTTTAAATCTATTCCATTTTTTATTTTTAAGTAAATAAATGTTTGTGTCTATACCGCATTCGTCTTTACCCATTTTATGCATGGTGGATATATGTTTTAATTTTTTGTCAGGAAATAGTTCTGAAATTCTTTCTTCTGCTTCTTCTGCTGCAGCTTTACTAAATGTAATATATACTATTTTTTGTGGGTTAGTATTATATTCATTTAATTCTTTTTTTAAATAGTGATTTATTAATCTATATGTTTTACCTGTTCCGGGTGGTCCCATTATTTTTTTTACTATAGCCATGGTGATTTTTCTATTTTAGTTGTTCTTGGATTTGGTCTTTCTAATTTAATAGTAGGCATCTTTAATAATCTAATTGTTTTTGTGCCAACTTTAGGTGATGTTTCTTCTGCTTCAAATAAAGATTGCAATAGTCTCACTGTCTTTTGTTTAGGGTAAGTTCTTTCTGCCCAAGATTTAGTTTTTAATAAATACTTCCAAAAATCTTTAAATTTAAAATAAGTAAAACCATCAGTATCTGTAAAAGCAATACCTCTCATAACATCTTTTAATTCTTTACCTGGAGTTTTATTTATATAGTCTGCTAGTATTTCTTTTAATTGCACATCTAGTTTAGATGATGCTGGCGCAGGGATAGTTTCTAAATTAGCAAATAGTTTTATAAGTAATCTTCGCCACATATGTTTTGGTACAGGCATCATCGGTTTACCTATTTGATTCATACACGCCAAAGAAAACTTTTCTGGATCGTGTAGTGTTGCATCATCTACTTCAACACTTTCACCATCAATAGATGCAAAGTATATTGGTGGATCAGAATCATACTTTCTAATCTCTGTAATTTCTGGTGTAGGAGCATTATCGCCTACGCCAAATTGTTGTAGTGCACACTTTTTAGCATCACAAAAACTATGTATCGGCTCATCTTTACATTTATAATTATACTCTTTACTATCTAAAGAACCTATTAAAGTATTTATTTCTGTTGCATCTAACGGAGGAGTCATAAATTGTTTGTTGTAAGTAAACATATGACTTTGCCATTCTTCTTTATCTGGGTATCTTTTCTTTAAATAAACTCCAACATTATACATGCAGTTGTTTCTTTGACCATCTGGCACACCATCACTTAACAATGTAATTAAACAAGGAGGCATTCCTTTGAAAAGATCTGTTTCTTCTTTTTTGTTTTCTATTTTTAAATTATTTAATTGTTCTCCTGTTAAAGCTATCTCTTCATGTAGTTTAAAAAATTCATCTATCTTTAAAACATTACCATTTAAATCATATGCATATCTAACTGTTCTTTCATTTGCATGATAAGGTAGGTTTAAAAAACTACCCGTGTCTCCACGATCTACTCTTATATAATCTTGTTTAGGAAATATTTCTGCACCTGCAAACCCCATTGCAGATGCAATAAGTTTTAGTTTTACTCTCATTACTGTTGCAGGAACAAATTCTTTTGTAAATAAAAATGCGTGCGCTCCACCCGACTTAGATCTACAAACAATTATAGGTATGTTTTTTTCTTTTAATTTTAATATAAATTTTTTATGATTAAATGGATAAGTGTCAATATCAATACATCCCCACTTACATTTGTTTTCTTTATTAATTGGTACAATACCTAGTGCAGGATCTTTACCCTCTAGGTGTTCTCTCCATAATTTTTTAGTTACAGGATTTGATATTGTAAATGATTTAGTTTTATGTTTACCTTTTTCACTGAATTGATCTGTCTTTACAGTTTGACCGTAGGCACTGTTTAAGCCTTCAAATATATTTATAAATTTATCTAATTCAGTCATTTCCACTCAGTAACGTAGGCGGCTTCAGTCTCCCTTAGCCGCCTACTATTCACACTATTTACCGGATAAACTAGTGTAAAATTTCTTAGCACGTTCGTATAAAGCAGCGTCTTTAACTTGACCCTCTTTAACGACATTGTAACCGTACCATTGGTTACCTTTACCAGAATTTAAAACAGTTGTTAGTTTATAAGAGTGGCTAAATGATGGTGGTGTGTAAGAACCGTTTTTACCATCAAGTGAAATGGACATCATCATAGAGTTCCATTTCCTGCTTATCTTACCTTGAGATGAACTCATGGATATTAAAGCTTGTTCAGCTCCCCCATCATCTCCAACAACCAATACATAGTGTTGGCCAACAGTTAGAATGTAATTACCATTTTCTAATCTGTCTTTACCTCCGCCATCTTTAGTTGTTGATTCTAAAATGTCTGATCCATCTGGAAAAAGGTTTTCTGGTCTACCAGAGCCTGTTCCAAAGTCAGCCCATTCTTGGTACTCTAACTTATAATGACATGGAATAACCGATACCCCATTTGCTCCATCATACAGTTTTTTAGTAACCGTATTTAAAAGCATACCAGGTTCTGCACCGTCAACGTAATTTTGGTTACGTTTCTGTGCTTCCCCAGAGCCATTCTGTAAAAGTTTTAAGATAGGTAAAGCCAAACTAGTTGTCTTCACATTCTCAAAACCTGACGCAGCATCATCTTCAAATAATATAGATGAAGGTAAGCCCGCCTCTTTCTTTATCGCTACTTGTTTCTCGTCACTCATTTCTATCTCCTTGTTATTTTTGTACTGTTACCCGCGTAAGTTTTAAATAAGTCAGAGGGCATCTCATGTCCAGCTTCAAGACGCTCCCTGACTACTGCTTTAAGTGTCATGGCATGAACCCCTATCTTCTGGACTGGTTCATATCCTTGACCTTTTGCAAGGTCTGCGTAAACGCTCGCCTTGTTGTCTTCGCCTCGACCAAAGGTAACGGTAATATCATTTTTAATAATATCGCCCAAGTCGTTGTCTCGAAGCCATTGAAAAGCTTGTTCCTGATGTTCAGGTTGAATAGCAGCACTATAGAATTTTTTTATTTCTACAGACTCACCATCCTTAAGCTTTAATTTTGTAATATGCATTTCTTCCATCATCGCTGGTATTTCAAACTGCGATAATACTTTAGCTTGCTCTTTAAGTTTAGAAACACTTTGCTCTGCATTTGCAATCTCGTCTTCTAATTCTTTTAGCTTTATAACTTTATCTGATAAACTTTTTGCTGTATCAGCTTGTGTTACAGATTGTACTCTATCTTGTTCATAGTCTATTTTGCTCATCTATTTCACCTCTTTCATGTATGTTAAACTCAGTTGAGTAGTACATCTTTTCCTGCCTATCCCAAGTTAACGTTTTATACTTTCCATTGTTAATATCACACGCAACAGCAATTGCCAAACCTATAACTTTTGGATCTCCAGATAAAAGTAAATAATCTTCATCAGAAAAATCTTTTAGCAAACGTCTAAGTTGATAAGTTATTGGTCCTGGGCTTCTTACGATTTGTGTATCTTCTCTAAGAAGAACTTTTATCTGACCAAATTTTTGTGCGCCAACAATATTATATTTTGGACGACCTATTTTTGTACCAGGAACTTCTTGTAGCAGATAAACTATCGGCTCGCTGTTTAATGTTTTTTCTTTCATGCTTGACAATATAATCTTTTACATTTATATTGTCAACTAGAAAGAAGAAATAAAATGATAAATTATAAATTTAAGACTAAGCCTTACGCA